TCCTTTTTTGTTCTGGTGATGCCGACATCCTGACCGTTCCGTCTGCTCCAACTGCTACTGTTGAACCAGCAGGTTCGATTGGTCTTGACATAACAACACCACCCCCATCCAATTCGTCCGCACCCCACGCTTCCGTCGGGGCACTCCCCTTATCGAACTCTTCCAGTCTTTTCCTGAACTCCTCATCAGTTTCCTTCGGCGGTTTTTTATCAACCTTTCCCTTGATTTCGTTCGCCTTTTTCAGTCCCTTATTCAGGGCATCAATCCAACTGGCACTTCCGTAAGCGTGTTCTTCCAAATCAGCAATCACTTTATTCTTGTGGAGGATGATGTCTCGCAGGTCTTGTCGAGAGAAGTCCTCAAACCCCCTCCCTCGCAACCCGCAACAGTTTCGTTTTATTTCATCGTCGCCTTCAAGGGCGAAGTTTCCTCTATTCATTTATATACGATTGTTGTGTTTTGTTTTTATTATTAATTGTAAGACTAATAATAAATCTCTCGGCATCGCCGTTTCAACGGCAAGAAAAATCAATCCTGTTGCTCTTGTCGAACGGGCGGATGGTGATGCTGGGCGACGGGCAGATGACCTTCGCCACACCAACGGCAGTTTGAATGATGGGTTTAATGGGGGGTTTAATAACTGGCATTTTTATTATTACTGGAATTGTCTTTATATTTTACTGCCAGAGAATATTTATGGCGAGGTTGTTGGGCGAATACTTGTCGCTCCGCCAGTCCCCCTTTATCTTCGTTGCTCGATTGAGGTAATTCTCTCGGCGTTGCTCGTCCCTGTGCTTCGTGAAATCATCATATCCCTTCTGCCCGAAATTGACGACGCGACCGTCTGGCGTCCTCACGGCGAACTTCTTATTCTTCGTTGCCGAGAGATATATTTCTGCTTTATCATCCCCCCGATATTTCAGGAAGTTTTGATAGACCCTTTTATAATCGCTCATTTAATACTGATTATGTGTATTTATTTATAATCGTTTTCACCACCACAAAACACAGGATTTCACCTACGGAGGGGATAGGCAGGACAGAGTATATGATAGACCAAAACATAGTATATCATATATTAGATTACTTTTAATTTTGTTTCACAAAATAATCTCTCGGCGTTCAACTTCCGCAACTCACGCAAACATCGCTCTCATCGAGGCACGGCAGTTTATCATAATCAAACTTGCTGATGATGTTCTGTGGTTCAGGGTCGCTCATACAGGGTGAGCAATCCAAAACACCTACGATTTTCGGTGCTGTTTCACGCTCGGCAACCTTACGCTTCGCCTTCTCCAATCTCTCGGTGAGGTCATCTATAACCTTAAACTTCTCCGCCAAAAGGATTGATAATCGCTCGTTTTCGACAACCAACGCCCTCTGCTTCTCGCCAAACTCCGCACTCAACTCCTCCTCCTGTGCGGACAGCATCTCATTCAACTCCTTCATACTTATCGTTTTCGGCATTTGTCTTTTATAGGATAATGGGCGTTATCCCTTTAAGCGTTTTAATCATCCCATTCGTCATCCTCCCACCATTCTTTATCGGTGTTTTCGGTTTCTTCTATAATGGTCGCTGGTGCGTCGCACGGGTTATAGACTGGTTTAATAACCGAAGGAAACTGGTAATAGTCGATGCGGTGCGGGTGGTTCATTCTATAATTATAATATACCTATGGTTTTATATGAAAATATGAGATATAGATAATACTCACACTCACACAATAATAGCAAGATAGGTATTCTTTGTAAAACAGCGTTTTAAAGGCGTCCATAAGTCCAGAGAACTCAATCGTTATTTCAATCCCCGTTTCTATGGAAACAAGGGTTAAAATCGACGAAAACACGATGAATAACTATCTTGCTATTTTTGTGAGGTAGTGATTAATTTAAACAAACTTAAAGCGATAAATATCCATTATCCATAAATATACGATGCCTGTTATACTTGGAAAAGGTGGATGCTTTCGTTTTGTTGAACCCGACCCCGAACCCGAACCCGAAGAGGTAAATCTTGTTATTCGAGAGATTGAACCCGAACCCGAACCCGAAATTGAATACACGACAAAATCGATGGAAGTCGTAAAGCAGTTTATCAAAGATAAGGTTGAACCAGCGGAAGATACTGTGAGAGTGAGAAAAACCGAGATTTTCTACGCATTTGATAAGTGGTTAGAAGAACATAAAATCACAGATTTCGGCGATAATAATCACGAATTATGGACTTTTTTGGAAACCAAATATACCTATAAAAACTTGTCGTATTATGGGGTAAGACTTAAATACACAGAGGAGGAAAAATTGCGAGTGGAGATTGAAAAACAGATGAGAGCAGATGCGAACAAACGAGAAAAAGAGGAGAGGGAGCGTGAAAATGCTCGAAGTCTATTGGAGACGGTGGTTGAAGAGACGCAGTCGGTAGAAGGCGAAGATGAAGAGGAGACGACTGGATTGGATGAGATTGTTTATAAGGGTAAAACCATACACCGACACCCCGAGTATAAAACATACGGCGGATGCCTTGAAACAGGCGAAATGTTTCGATTAAAGAAGGATAAGGTTGTAAATGAAATTAGCACCAGTCTTGAAAAGGGGTGTATATTATCGCTGGGGTATGAGGACGGAAAAAGAAAACAGAAGTATATCACAAACCAGCAGTTTATAGCAGAGTGCGGAAACTTACCAAAGCAAAGCGAGTTTCATACCAAGTTGAAAATAGATACAGGATGTTCGGCATACCTCAATCGACCCAATATCAAATGCTACCCCCTTGCGTGTTTATCATACATATATGATGGCGGAATAAAAGTTGAAGGGGAAGTCCCTATTAATAAGTTAGTCTCAAAGTGTAGAACCACGAAACAGATTGACGAATATATGACTGAACTAAAATCACAATACAAGGCGGAACTTAAAAAGAAGGACGACGAAATTGCCAAACTGAAATCCCGTGTGTCGCAACTCGAAGCACAGAACCAAAAATTAAACACACCCTTATCCGCAGGGGCACTTCAATTACAGGATTTACTAATGACGAGGGTCGGTGAGACTGATACCACCTTTAAAGATATGCTCCAATTCTGTTTTAAAGACATTACCCGTGATTATCCTATACAGGACGACGAGGAGAGTTTTTTAAGCGACACAAGTCAGGATGAGCGAAATGACGCCTGTTTCGGGGTCTTCGAAATGTCGCCAACTGCTCGGGGATTGCCTTACGATAATGAGCACATTACCGAGCAAGTCGGTTGATTTATTTGTATGCGACCTACCCTACGGTTGCCTCACGAATGCGAAGGGGGCGATGCCGACGGGACGGAAGACACACGGGATATGTAATGCGGGGTGTGCGTGGGATATAAAGATAAATCTCTCGGCGTTGTGGGAGGAGGTGGAGCGATTATCCAAAAACGAACATACCCCGATTTTGTTCTTTTGCTCTGCGAAGTTTGGTGTTGAACTGGTTAATTCAAAACCAGACTATTTTCGGTATGATTTAGTGCTGGATAAAGAGGTTGGGGTTTCATTTCTCTCGGCGAATAAGATGCCACTCCGTTCGCACGAGTTGATTTATGTCTTCGCGAAGAAGTCTGCGTTTTACAGGCGTCTCGATGAGGTGAGGGAGGGGATGCCGTCGAAATACCGCAAACCGAGCAATCCACGCAAAAATAAACTGCTCGGTCATACGGAAGGGTTGGAGCAACCTGATTATGTTCAAGAGGAAAATAAACGATGTTCTTTAAGTATCATACACGACCGATTGGTAAAAAACAAACCGCACCCGACGGCGAAAAGCATCGCAATTTACAAGTGGTTAATCGAGAGATACAGTAATGAGGGTGATACTGTCCTCGACCCTACGGCGGGGTCATTTAATTCAGGACGAGCGTGTGCTGAATTAAACAGGAATTATATTGGGATAGAAAAAGATGAGAAGTTTTTCGCCGAAAATCACATCGCCCCCATATCAAACGGAACATCGACGACTTCGTTATGAGGGGCGTCCTTTGATTGCCTACGAGACCTCGAAACCAAATCCGCCTTCACAATATAATTCGCATCAGGTTTATTCACTATGACTTCGGTAAGTCCATTCGTAAGGGCAGGACGCTTTATTTTTTCTCCATCAACCTTCGGGTATTTATCTTTATATTTATTTATGATGTCGTCCTCTATGATGGGGGCAATTTCTTCGAGGTTTTTTATATCGGTTCTAATCATATTGAGCATATCCTTCGCATTCTCTCGAACATCGCGTTCAAGAGCGAGTTCAACGGACAATTTTCGGCACAGTTGTCCGTATTGGAGTGAAACGAGGCGGTGTCGTTCGCTCCGCTGGGCGAGTTGGAAATAACTGTCGAGAGATTTGATGACCCCGACGAAGACGGAGGCAATACCGAGCACGATATTTATGTCTTCGTAGTCAATTTTAATACCAGTAGTAAAACCGATGATGGAACTCAACACAATAACGGGAATGTTAATGAGGTTGGACGCAAGGGCGTATTTCTCGTGGGATAATCGGTGTAAAATCGAAAGACTTTCTGCCTTTTCTGCTTCCTCTTTAAGTAGGTTTTCGAGGTTATCGTCGTATTCAGGTGCTTTTCCCGCCATTTCTATAATAAAAAGAATACTGAATTATGTTTATTATAGTAATGGATTATCAAGTATATTCGCCGTATGGAAATACGACCCCCGACCTAACTGTAAAAAACGACCGATACCTTCGCCACCGAGACTGGATAGAACCAGTCATAACAGAGATGACGCAGATGTTATCGAAGACACATATACGAACTTGCGAATGCGGAAGTAATGTGAGATTGACGAGTGGAATAATCCGCCGACATTTGGCGAGTGAGAAGCACTTGAAGTTCATCGCAAAATGGACGGAAGATGATGAAAGAGAGTTGAGCGAGTTCAAGAAAAAAAAGGTAAATAAAACGAAATGACGAGAGATTATATATGCTTTACGCCCTAAAACTAATGACCTATCATTCGGGCGAACATAAGAGGAAGGAGAAGTTTCTGTATAATGACAGCGACAGCATCACTCCGCCATCTACACCTTCGTCCGTCCCCTCCACGCCACGAGGTAAATCCCCCTCGCCGAGAGATTTGACCTGCGTCTGTTGTGGGTGGGCGTGTTGGTAAAAATGTGGATATTAGGGTTTAAAAGGATAATGTCTATGGATAATATAGCGATTATCCACTATGATTACACAATCACTCATCAACTCATTTTTTCGAGTATCTGGACTACCGACGAGTATAATGGATTGTGCGGGGAATATGATGTGCGTTGCCCCGCCTCCGCCTCCGCCTCCGCCTCCTGCTCCCGAAGTGCCGTCGTATATGACTGACTGGGTGGAGATAGACGAAAAGTTTGGTGTAAGAAAAGGGAATTATGCGATAAACAGACTGGGTCAGGTAAAAAACTTAAAGTTCAATAAAATCTTGAAGTCGTATTATTGTAAATCGATAGAGTATATGTGTGTGTCGCTGAAACGGAGTATGGACGCGAGTGGTAATTTGGTGAGACCGAATAATGGGTATGGGCGACCGCCGACAAAGGAGAAACCGAATAATGAGACTTTGATGCTGGTTCATCGGTTAGTGGCGAATGTATTCATCCCGAATAACAACCCGAACCATACCATATGCGACCATATAGACGGTAATAAGTGTAATAATGATTATCGTAATTTGAGGTGGTGCGACCAGCGTCGTAATGCGAATAATGCGAAATCGAACAAAAAGTATTGGGGTGTGAGGTGGGTGAAAAATATGGAAAAGTGGTCGGCAACCGTCCAGACAACCATCAACTACAATCCAGATGAAACATTCTCTCATTTTCTCGGGCATTTTACGGCGGAGGAGGAGGCGGCGAGGGTGGTGAAGGCATTTATGTTAGAGACATACCCGAATGAAATGGGGGGCGGTCGTCGGTTCATAGATTAGCATTCCAATTTCATAAAAAAATTGAAATGAGTTTTCGCCATTCTGCCAGACGCAACGACAGACAAGACGATACGATGACGAGCAATTTTACGGATGGGTTATTAGTTGATGTGGTTCAGTTCAAGGCGTCGCTTGAGCGGGAGATGATAAAGAAAATACGGGAGGTCGTCCCGACGGACGAGGAGATGAAACAATACACCGAAAGGTGGTTGGATGCGGTGAGAGAGCAGAGACAGGTTGGAATTGGTGGTTATCCTGAAATATATCTTGATTGGTTTGATAATGATGGTGATGGTGATGGCGAGGACAAAATCGCAACCGAAAGTGAAATGCGGTATAAGATGTTGAACTATCTGGACGAAGAGGGTGCTGATGCGATGGGAGTTATGTTCGACCAAATCAACACAGACGCCTCACCGACACTCGTCCGTGATGAATATCTCGGCAGGGTTCTTGATTACCCGTATCAAGACTGCGAGGTTGCGATTTACTCAAAGGAGATGTATAAAAAGATAAACTTGGGTAAATGTGCGTGGGGGATGTGTAGTGAGTTTCTCGTGAGGGTGGTGAATGAGTTAGTCGAGAAATGGATGTTGGGGGAGGTGAGGAAATACATCGTGAGGGGACACGCAATATAAGACTACTGCGACTGTTTAACATATATGGATTGCTGTGTATTGACGGAATGACCCATCGCGGACGCTAACGCCTGTGATTTCTCGGTGCTTTCAAGGAGCATTTCGGTTGCGAATATCGTGCGGAGCATACAGCAACCTATTTTTTTCGGTTTGAAAATCTTGTTGAGGTGGCGAGTGATGGAGTTGCCCTCGTGAAATGGGTTGCCGTTAGACATACGGAGGAACGGTATTGTTTTTCCTTTTTTTAGGTCGTTGCTGATGGTTGGTAGAGAACCAGTATTCCATTCGCGAGAGAATATGTAAAACCAGAAAATATCCATAACCTCATCGGGGATGCTGACTTCGGCAGTCCCGTAATTTTGTGCGGTTTTGTATTTGTTGAAGATGAACTTTTTATCGTCGAGGATGAGGTAATTAATTTCGGGGTCGAGGACTTCGGGTTGTTTTTGAGAGACAACCATATAAAGATAGTCGGCGTTTCTGCGGGGGATGAGTTTTACATAGAGGGTGAGGACGACGAAATGGAGAAGAAATGTGTATTGGTAGTCGTATGAAATGCCATCGCCGAGAGATTTGAGATGGTCGTAGTCTTTTTTCATTTCATCCCATTTTGAGATGACATCTTCCCATTCTAACCAGTTTTCCTCTTGTGATTTAGATTTCTTGTTTGCGACTGCTTGTTGTTCGTGAGCAATCCGCATCATTTTACGGTGGTAGATTTTAATCATATCGCCCTCTGGTTCGGTTGGCATCGGGTAGGTGAGTTTGAGTGCGGAGTGGATGCTGGTGTAATATACACGGCGGGTATTTGGTTTGAGGGGTTCGAGTTTTGCTTCAATTGCGTCGCTGTCAAGAAAGAATGTGAGGTCATCCACAGGTTTTCCCGAGAGATATTCAAGCACACGAAGATAAGTCAATTTCGATGAGGTTGTTAAACCATAATCGGTCATCTTTTTATCAAGTTCTTCCATAAAGGGGGTCTTGGTGTAGGGTTTTGGTGTCATAATATAATTCGATGGGACTTATATTATAGAGGAAGTTCGTTTTATACCATTATCCACGCAATTACCGTGATTTTAGGCATTACGAGGGATAAAAACACGGAAACCGAGTGTTGCGACAGAGGTATTGACGAGAGCACCGTTGGCGTCGAGGGCGTTGATGGTTAGGGTAGCGGTAGCAGGAGGTCCAACAGCAAAAGCGATTACCCCTACATATTTCGCACCTGAAAAGTTTGCCACACCCGCAGCAGAATTGTTTTGCCACGCCTCGATAATACAGGCGGCGGCAACAGGAGCGGAGGGAATATCAACGGCAGAAAGGGGGATTGCGATAGTTCCAGCGGCGAGGGTTGCTGTGCCGAGTATTTCATCAAAACGAGACGAAGAAAGACCAGCATAATTACCAGAAGTATAACTGAAAACGGGTGCGGCGGAGGTCGCTGCCTTCAAATTGAGTTGGGATGTGCCTAATGCGTTAAGAGACATTTTGTTTCGATTTTATGAATTATAGTATAACTTTGTTTTTATATATAATTTCGTTGTGATACGGAATAAAAACAAAGTAGAAAGGTATGTATAATCGAAAATAATGAACGCGGAAGGAGGAGTTTTTGGGTCAGCACAGGACAAACCGAAGTTGCGTCAAATAATAACAGAACCGATGAGTGATGCTGACTTGGAGGTGTATTTACCACAGGCGAAAATCTTTATGTTTCGCGAACTGAAAGGATACCCGACAATCCAGTCGATATTGAAGCGACCGAGAGATTATATGATTTTGTTATACGAACACACCCCTCAAAATGGTCACTGGGTGGCGGTATTGAGGTATGAAAATACGATAGAGTTTTTCTGTCCTTATGGGTCATCGCCGTATTCGCCGAACTCACCTCTCGAGTGGAACTCGCCAGAGGAGAATGCGGTGGTAGATGCGACACATAATTATCTTGAAGACCTGTTGAATAAGGCGAAGACGGACGGTTGGGATGTGATATATAACAAGATGGATTTTCAGGAGAAGCGTGATAATGTGAATACCTGCGGAGCGTTTTGCGTGTGGCGGGTGTTGTGCCTGATAGAGGACAATATGAACCTCTCGGCGTTTCAAAATGGAATGAAGGAACTCCATAAGAGGATGGGGATTTCGTATGATGAGATAGTTGCGGACGCGATAGAAATCCGTGAGTAGTGGATTATACGGGGTTTGAAAATGTTGCTCCGTTTTGGGCGTAAATAAGGATGCCTGTGTCATCAGTTCCCAACCGAACAACAGTTCCAATTGCGAAGTTGTTGTAAGCGGCAAGGGTGATAGTTAGGTATTTATTGTTTGGGGTGGCAGGATTGATAAAATGATAGGCGGTTGTCGTAGTAATTGAAACTGCTCCAGCACCAGTAGGACTGTAAATGTAAAACTCCAACGGTGATGCGGTTGTAAGAGACGGTTGTCTAAAAAAGTAGGGGAGGTTAGGAGCATATA